CTTCCGATCTCTTTTCCGTTTTCACCGACTCAAGAGAGCACTAGCCATGACTAAGGCCACAACAGGGCAGAATCGGGCGTTGCAGGTCGTTACAGACTTGAACAGGGTCGAACAGGGAATCAGTACCGAACCTAAGCGTCTAATCGGCTCAGGAACGCCTAGAATCTCCTCACGCCTAAACGATTTACCGTCTAAGGGCTTAGAAATTATTGACTTTGCCTCTCAGATTGGCATTGATCTAATGCCGTGGCAGAAGTTCGTATTCGAGCACGCGCTCAAGGTCAAGCCGGACGGACGCTGGCACGCGCCTTTGGTGGTGGTCGTTGCAGCTCGTCAGAATGGAAAATCTACGATTATGGAGATGTCGATTCTGGCTCGCCTTTTCCTATGGCAAGAATCGCTCCAGCTTGGATCAGCTCACGTTCTGACTACATCGCTGGAGACGTTTCGGCACGTGGTCAGCATCATCGAGAGCAACGAAGCACTAGCTAAACAAGTCAAGAAGATTCGATGGGCTCATGGATCCGAGGAGATTGAATTGATGTCCGGCGCTCGCTACGTGGTCAAGGCAGCTAATGCCGCAGCGCGTGGATTCGCTAAACCGGAAACCGTGTACATGGACGAGACGCGTCAGCTTAAAGACACCGAAGCTTGGTCAGCTATGCGCTATACAATGATGGCCGCTAAAAATCCGCAGCTCTGGACATTTTCGAACGCCGGAGATCAACATTCCTTAATTCTCAATCAGCTACGCGAGCGCGGTATGGCATCGGCTGCTGGTGGCAACGACGACATCGCTTATTTCGAATGGTCGGCATTCTCGGACAAAATTGAAGATGAGAAAAATTGGGTCGCCAGCAATCCGGCACTTGGTCACACAATCCACGAAGATAATATCCGCGCCGTTCTCAATGATCCGCCAGATGTAGTCCAGACGGAGGTGCTCTGCCGTTGGGTCAATACAATCTCCGGAGCGATTCCTGTAAAGGAATGGGAAGAGTGTGGATCTGATGAGATTCATCTCGACGTTGAGAAAATGACGTGGTTCGGCCTTGATCTATCGCCAGATCGTAGAGATGGAGCTTTAGTAGCTGCTCAAAAGAATGCGGACGATACTTTCAACATCAAGCTTCTGCATACTTGGCACAATCCGATTTCCTTAGACGATAAAGCTATTGCCAATGACATCGCTCCCTATGCAAGAAAATATCCGCTTGAATATGTGGCTTTTAGCAAGAGAACAAGCTCTGCCGTAGCTGCGCGACTTGCGCCAGCCGGAATTCCTGTCATAGACATCGATGGCGCACTTTACGGCCAGAGCTGCGATGAATTGCTAGGAGCGATTACCTCAAAGAGATTGATCCACGGAAAACAGGCAGAATTATCCAAGCAGATATTATCGGCCGTGAGATTACCAATGGGCGATGGCGGCTGGATTATCGGACGGCGCGCCTCTTCGGTTGCAGTGTGCGCGGCAGTGGCTTCGGCACTTGCGACACACTTTGCGACACGCCCAGAGATGGAGATGGACATTATGGTCGTTTAGATGTAAAGGAGAGCCTTAGACTTCACGCATGGGTCTATTCTCTCGCACAGTAACGACGGCGGCTCCGGCTGCGACTTCCGACATTGAAGCTTCTCTGGCTCCAGTAAATGTCACTAGCTCTCTTTATAATATCTACGGCGTCGCCGGAATCACTGCGTCTCGCGTTGAATTTATGTCAGTGCCAACGTGTGCCAGAGCTCGAAACATTATTTCGTCAAGCGTTGCATCAATTCCGCTTAAGGTTCGCACTCGCGCAGATGGCGCTCGCGTTGAATCTCCTCCAAAGGTAATTAACCAACCAGATCCACGCGTTCCAGGATTTGCAACTTATGCCTGGCTTGCTGAAGATTTATTGTTATACGGATATGGCTACATGCGCATTCTTGAAATTTATGCAGACACATATCGCATTCGCAGTGCAGAACGCATTGATCCAACTCGCGTCACAATTAAAACTAATGACATGGGAACAGAGATTGAGTATTACTGCGTAGATTCAATTCCAGTTCCATATGAAGGCGTGGGCGCTTTGGCAGTGTTCTACGGCGTCGATGAGGGAATTCTTAATCGTGCCGGTCGCACAATTAAAGCTGGTGCAGAATTAGAACGCGCTGCAACTATGTACGCACGTGAGCCAGTTCCAACGATGGTCTTGAAATCTAATGGCACTGCTCTTCCAGCAGATCGCATCGCAAAGCTTCTCGAATCTTGGGGGCAATCACGTCGCAATCGTTCAACTGCATTCTTGAACGCTGATGTGGAATTGCAGACACTCGGATTCGACCCAGAGAAGCTACAACTAAATCAAGCTAGATCTTACGTTTCGACCGAGCTCGCCAGAGTCACGGGCATTCCGGCTTATTACGTCGATGCAGAATCCGGATCTAGTATGACGTACACAAACGCGACATTGGCCAGACAATCCTTGCTCGACTTCTCGCTGCGTCCGATTATGTGTGCCATTGAAGAGCGTTTATCAATGACTGGAATGGCTAATGATTTCGTTCCAGCATCACAAGAAGTCAAGTTCGATTTAGACGATTATTTGCGTGGATCAGCGAAAGAGCGCGCAGAGGTTTACAAGATTCTCTATGACATCGGAGCTCTTACTTCCGATGAAATCCGACTAGAAGAGGAAATGATCCGATGAAAGAAACAAAGCCAACTCCGATGAATCTAGATTTCTCAATCAAAGTCACGGCCACGGATTTTCCAAAGCGCGAAATCTCTGGACGCATCGTCACCTGGAATGAAGAGGGCTCTACATCAGCCGGCTCAACTATGTTCAAGCCTGGCTCAATTACTTTTAGCGATACTACGAAATTATTACTTGAGCATCGCCGTGAATCTCCAATTGGATTCTTAAAATCTTACAAAGTCACCGACGATGGAATTGACGCAACTTTCGCCATCGGAAATACAACGGCCGGCAACGACAGTCTTGTCGAGGCCAGTTCTGGATTACGCGATGGCTTTAGTGTCGGCGTTCTAGCTGAAAAGTATAAGAACGTCGATGGCGTTCTAGTTATTAGCGCAAGTGCGCTCAAAGAAGTCTCACTGGTAACAGATCCAGCAATAGCAAGCGCAAAAGTCGCCGTTGCAGCTAGTGAGCCAGAAGTTTCTGAATCCGATGTGGAAACAGAAGAACAAACTACCGAAGGAGAAAACGAAGTGGAAACAACTCCAACCGTCACAGAAGCACCAGCCGAAACGGTTGAGGCTTCCAAAGTCGTACAGGCCGAGGCATCTCGTCCGCTCTATTTCACGTCACCACGTTCACCAATTACAACTGGCGGCGCATACCTTGAGCACACAATCAAGGCAGGACTTGGCAATGAAGATTCTCGTCAGTATGTAAAAGCAGCTGACGATTCATTCACAACAAATCCAGCGTTCTCACCAGTTTCATACGTTCGCGATGTAGCAACTAACACAAACGCAGATCGTCCAGTCATTGAAGCTTGCGGTGGAACACGTCCACTTAATAGCTACGGAATGACGGTTTCTATTCCTAAAATTACGGCTAACAGTACGGCCGCGACAGTGGCCGAAGGAGGAGATCCAACTGGAACTACAGCGATCACTTCAGCTTACGTCAATGCAACAGTAATCAAGAAGGCTGGATTCCAGCGTTACTCAGTAGAATTGCTAGATCGTTCAGATCCATCATTCTATGAAATTATGCTTCAAAATCTTCGCGATGCGTATGCTCAGGCAACTGATGCTTATGTAATTGCTCAAATCACTGCTGGTGGAACACAGGCAACTGCAACTGCTGCTGATTCAGCCGGATTGATTTCATTCGTATCAACAGAAGCACCAGCTGCTTACACTGCAACAAAGCGCACTGCTAAGTCATTCGTTTCAGGTACTTCAATCTGGACTACGCTTCTCGGCGCAACCGATACAACTGGGCGTCCAATTTACAATGCTGGAAATCCTATGAACAATGCTGGATCTGCAATTCCAACATCTATTCGCGGAAACGTACTTGGGCTTGATTACTACGTTGATCCAAATATGGTTTCAACATCAATCGATGAATCAGCATTCATCATCGAGCCACGTTCAATCGAAATCTTTGAATCTCCAGCTCTAACATTGGCCACAAATGTGCCAACAACAGGAGAGATTGAAATCATGCTCTACGGCTATATCGCAGCGCAAGCAACCTTCGCAGGTGGCCTACGTCGCTTTAACCTAACCTAAGCAAACTAATCATGGGCTAGGTGCGCTCCCGTATCTAGCCCAGCAGCTCACATAAAGGAGACAGAGATGCCAGCAATCATTACCGTAGCAAGCCTTCGGACGGTTCTTGGCGTCTCTGTCGCCCTTTATTCTGACGCTTATCTTGAAGGAATCATTGATTCTGCTGAGCAGGTAATTCTGCCGCTATTGACTGCCAACCAGAATTCCGTCGCCGCCGTTTATCTTCAAAACAATGTCGCCTATTACATTACACAAAAGCCGAACACATTCGTGGCCGGTCAAAGTGTTGTGGTCACAGGTTGCGTTCCAGCTACATTTAACGGAACACAGACAGTCACATCAAATTATTATGATCCTTTTCCTTACTTACCTTTCGCATATCCGGCTCCATATTTCTACTTTACTTCTGCCATTACTAATGCAGACATTACTTTTCGTCCAGTAATTCCTGGCGGAGTTGCTTACCTATCTGGGGCAGACGCGGCCACGCTTTACGCGAATACCGACGCAGTCGAGCAGGCGGTCACCATCGTCAGCGTTGAGATATTCCAGAGCGTGGTCGCTCCAGGTGGTCAGATTGAAGGCGTGGATTTTACGCCGTCGCCATATCGAATGGGTCGATCACTGCAAAATCGTGTCATAGGTTTATTAGGTAATTACATCGACGTTTCAACGATGGCCATGTGATGCCTACACCTACATCAATCGCAATTAACGTCAGAGGCACTCTTGCAACTGCTCTTTCTGGCGTCGTGGCTTCTGTGTATTCGTCTCCGCCAGAGGCGGTAATTCCTCCAGCTTGTGTAATTGTTCCGGATTCGCCCTATTTGGAAACGACTACAATCGGCAAATCTGCGGTACGCGTGAAAATCAATTTCGTGGTTACTGCGGCCGTTGCCTATAACAACACGGCCGGAGCACTCGACAATCTTGAGCAGCTTGTTATCAGCATCATGGCAGCTATGCCAGCAGGTTACGAAGTCGGAGACGTGCAACGTCCGACAATTCAACAGGTCGGCGCGACCAATCTACTAGTGGCGGATCTCTCGGTCAGCACTTACTACACACAACAGACAATATAAGGAGCAAAAAATGCCAACAACAATCGTCACGGCGAGAGACCTAGTTTTAACAATCGCCACAGTGAACTATGACGCACAAACAACGGCGGCAACGCTAGTTAATGCGCCCGTCATTACGACTTATCAAACACTCGATGGAAAAGCCTATAAGCACATCGATGATCAATGGACGCTCAACCTTGAGCTTCTTGCAGACTGGGGCGTTGCATCATCACTCTTTGAAGCGATGTGGACTGCTGCTGATACTGCTCCAAACACAACTTTGGCCGTGTCATTCACTGCCGTTACTGGCGCAGTCTTTACATGCAACGTCTATCCAGTATTTCCTTCCGTTGGCGGCACTGCTCCAGAAGCACAAACTGATTCTTGGGCTATGTTAGTCGATGGCAAGCCAGCCGATACATTCAGTTAATCAATAGAAACGGGAGCACAGAATGAGACTACCAATCACAATCGAATACACGTCAGGCGAGTTCGGCACTTACACGGCTCAGCCGCCAGAGTGGGCTAAGTGGGAACAAAAGACAGGCAGCACAATCTCGCAAGCGCAGGAGAAGATCGGAATCTCTGATCTTCTCTTCCTTGCGTGGAATGCGATGAAGCGTGAAGCTGGTGGCAAGCCAATCAAGGGCTATGAGATTTGGTGTGAAACAGTGGCCGACGTGACAGTCGGTGACGTTCTCCCAAAAGTTACGCCGCCGGAAGCGTAAATCGAATCCTGGTGGAGTTAGCCATAGCCACAGGAATACCGATGAGCGAATGGACGACGGCGGAGCAGATCTATACGGCTTTCGAGATACTGGAGAAACAAAGTGAGCGACAACGTTGAGATCGCCTATGACAAGGCAGACCTTCGTCGCATTACTGCCGCATTCAAGGCGATGGATACAGAAGCTACTGATGCAGCTAAAAGAGAATCGTCAGCTCTTGCAGAGTTCGCTCAAGGCAAGATTCAGCAAAAGGCGACCAGTCGAGGCAAGGCCGCCGACAGAATTGCCAGTGGCTCCCGTGTGTCGAAATCTTCCAAGATTGGCGAATTGTCTTTCGGCTTCGTAAGTCAAAAGTTTTCAGGCGGAGCAACGACAAAGGATCTCTGGGGCGGTACAGAGTTCGGATCTAACAAGTTTAAGCAATTTCCAGTCTGGTCAGGCCAATCCACAAAAGGCTCTGGTTCTAAGGGCTGGTTTATTTATCCGACACTCCGCGAAATCCAGCCAGACATCATTGACAAGTGGGAAAATGCTTTCGACCGAATCTTGAAGGAGTGGTAAATGGCCGGACAATCGCGCACACTCAAGCTCTCGATTCTTGCTGATGTAGATCAACTCAAAAAATCACTAGCGTCAGCTAACGGAGACGTGGATAACTCATCGTCAAAGATGGGCGAGTTTAGTAAGAAGGCAGGACTGGCATTCGCAGCCGCCGGAGCTGCTGCTGGAGCCTATGCCATCAAGCTTGCAGTCGATGGAGTTAAAGCTGCAATCGAAGATGAAGCTGCTCAGATTCGCCTTGCTACTGCGTTAAAGAATGCAACAGGCGCGACTGATGACATGATTAAGTCAGTCGAAAAGCAGATCCTTAAGACATCTTTAGCCACAGGCGTTGCAGACGATAAACTGCGTCCAGCCTTATCTCGCTTGGCTCTTTCGACCGGTGATGTTACAAAGGCTCAAGATCTTCTCACTCTTGCGTTAGATATTTCTCAATCGACTGGCAAGGGGCTCGATGCGGTCGCGAATAGTCTTGGTCGCGCATACGATGGAAATACTGCGTCTCTTGGCAAGCTAGGCATCGGACTATCCGCAGCCGAATTAAAAGCGATGTCATTCACAGAAGTGCAGACAAAACTTTCAGATCTCTTTGGTGGCGCGGCAGCAGCTAACGCAGATACATTCGCCGGACGACTTGAGATTCTAAAAGTCACACTTGATGAAGCTAAAGAAACAGTCGGCGCGCAACTTCTGCCAATTATTCAGCGACTTGTTGAGTTTATCGTAAATGAGGTTGTGCCGGCACTTGGAAAGTTTGCTGACTTCTTTAAGCCAATTACGGACGCCATCGATAACAACAAAGAAGCCTTCACAGAGTTTATTGGATTTATTCAAAAGTATGTCGTGCCGGTTCTAGTTACAGTCTTAGGCGGAGCGTTCAAGGTAGTCGGCGAGATTGCTGGCGGAGTTATCAATGTTATCGGTGCGGTCATCAAAGGCTTGAACGGATTGATTGCTGGAGCCGTTGCTGGAATCAATGCTCTGATTCGTGTCTATAACTCAATTCCATTCTTGCCTAACGTCTCACAGATCTCAGCTCCGCAAGTCAGCGTTCCAACAGTCACGATTCCAAAGACAACTACTTCGACACCTAGCATTCCTACAATCTCGGTTCCCAGTGTGTCCGCTTCCACTGGAACAGGATCTACAACTACTTCCGGCGGTGGAGTCTCATCAGCCGCATCGGGCGCGGTTCGCGTAGGCGGAGGCTTTACAGACTCACAGAATGCGGCTCGTTTAGCTGCTATGGGCGGAGGAGGATTTACGGATTCTCAGAATGCCGCTCGGATAAATGTGACAGTCAATGGCGCAATCGATGCCGAAGGCACGGCTCGCACAATCGTCAATGTGCTTAATGATTCCTTCTATCGTGGCACTGGCGGAGCCGGCGCACTTCAGGCCGTCTAATGACACAGTGGGCTCCAGAGTGGAAAGTCTTAATTCAAGGCATTGAATACACTGACGTCGTTCTAGCCAATCTTTCAATTACATCAGGGCGCACGAATATCTACACGCAGGCGCAAGCCGGCTATTGCACTCTCAATCTCATCAATCTTAATCTTGGCGCTATCACGGCCGAAATCAATGACGCAGTCTCGATTCAGGTCAAAGACACGGCCGGAGCTTATGTGCCAATCTTTGGCGGATCTATTGTGGACGTCGCCGTGACAGTGTCGCAGACTGGGTCAGTGTCAATTACTCAGGAAGTCACCATCACGGCTCTAGGAGCCCTCTCAAGGCTTCAGAAGGCCTTAACTCTGGGCGTCTTGTCTAAGGATTTCGACGGCGACCAGATTTATACAATTCTGGAAGATTTACTCGTCAATAACTGGTCAGAGGTTCCAGCAGCTCTTACGTGGGCGACTTACACGCCAGCGACGCAGACGTGGGCTGATGCAGAAAATACAGGGCTTGGCGAGATAGATCGTCCAGGCAATTATGAGCTGGCAGCGCGTGGATCTAATCAGACGATTACGTGGAATCTGGTGGCAGACCTTGCTACTTCCGGACTTGGATATATCTACGAAAATGCTCAAGGTCAGATTTCTTATGCCGATTCGACGCATCGTTCGACTTACTTAGCCACTAACGGCTATACAGATCTAGACGCTAATCAAGCTCTAGGCCGTGGAATTAAGATTCAAATTAAGGCCGGAGATATTCGCAACGACGTTGCTATCGTCTGGAAGTCTGGTATTGAAGAGGCTACCGATGCAGCTTCAATCGCACTCTATGGAAAACTAGCGCAACAGATTACGACTTCGCTACAGCACGCGACCGATGCCGAAGATCAGGCCAATTTCTATCTGACGTTACGAGCCCAGCCACAGGCATTTCTAGAATCCATCACATTCGCATTGACCAATCCAGAGGTCGATGATGCAGATCGTGACGCTCTTATCAATGTGTTTATGGGTCAGCCGATTTCGCTAGCTAATCTGCCGGCCAATATGCAATCTGGAAACTTCTTGGGCTTCGTTGAGGGCTGGCGATTCCAAGCTTCTTTCAACGAGCTCTCAGTGACACTTCTTGTCTCGCCACTGCCGTTTTCACTTCAGGCTATGGAATGGCAAGATGTAAGTGTCGCTGAAACTTTTAATACTCTCAGCCCTACACTTGACTACGCAGACGCGCTAGTCGTCAATTAAGGAGAAACGATGGCAAATCCAACTACCTACTTCGGCTGGGTCATGCCGACGAGCTCTTCGCTCGTTACGAATCTCCCAGCAGATTTCAACACATTTGGCCAAGGCGTTGATACGTCGCTGCAAGATCTACTCGGTGGAACAACTGGTCAGGTCTTATCTAAAACAAGCGGAACGAATATGGACTTTACGTGGGTCACTCCTACGGATCAGACACCACTAACAACTAAGGGCGATTTATTTACTTTTAGCACAGTCGATGCGCGTCTAGGTGTTGGCACAAACGGCCAAACACTTGTGGCGGATAGTACCGCTGCTACTGGCTTGAAATGGGCTACGCCTTCAGGCGGTGGCAAATTGCTTCAGGTAGTGAGTGCAACTACAACAAGTTCATATTCAAACGCCACGACAACTTTTACAGATGTGACAGGATTAACCGCAACTATAACGCCAACATTAGCAACCTCAAAAATCCTTGTGATGATTTCTGGTTCCTGCGCGGTTAGTGCTTCGGCAGTTATTGCTTACGCTGGTGCAAAATTATTAAGAGACGCAACAAGTCTTGTTGATTGGAATTCATACGGATTTATTTGGAATAATCCAGGTATGTTAAACCAAGTAAATGTTCAGTATTATGATTCTCCAAATACGACATCAGCAATAACATACAAAATGCAGGCAAAAATTGACACTGCCGCAAACTCAATGCTTGTTACTTGGCAATACATCAACAAGCCATCTGTCATAACACTCTTTGAGATTGGAGCATAATTATGTATAAGGATTACTTAGCAGAAGCAATTTGGAAACTACGCCCAGGTTCAGAGTTTTCTTTCAATGAGCAAGATTATTCAACAGTTAAATTCGACAAACTAGACGGAAAAGCCCCTACACAGGCTGAAATTGACGCTGCTATTGAACAAGTTAAAGCAGATGAAATTACTGCTAAGGCAAAGGCCGAAACAGACAAAGCAAGCGCAACGGCTAAACTTGAAGCACTTGGATTGACTGCTGATGACTTGAAGGCACTTGGGCTATAAGTGGAACACTTGACTAAGATTTATCCGGACGGCACTGCTGCACGGATTATCGAAGTCGCACTAGCTGAAGTCGGCACAGTCGAGACTGGCGATAATCTGACAAAGTACGGCAAGTTCACAAAAGCCGATGGATTGCCCTGGTGCGGATCCTTCTGCAACTGGGTCTTTCACACCGCCGGCGTCAAGATCCCATCAATGGTTTCAACGGCTGCTGGAGCTCATAAGATGAAAGAGCTTGGCCGATGGATTGAGGATAAGCCGCAGCTTGGAGATTTATGCTTTATGGACTTTCCACACGATGGCATTGATCGCATCAGCCACATTGGCATTGTGGTCAAGGTCGGCAAGACTAGCGTCCTCTGCATTGAAGGCAACACGTCCGGAGAAGGCGACCAGCGCAACGGCGGAATGGTGATGGTCAAGCAACGCTATATCGGCAAGGAAATTGTTGGTTTTGCTAGGCCAAAGCTTGTTGCTTATGCTGGAGAATATCCAGTGGTCGAGCCACTTCCACAGGCAAAGCCGAAAAAGGAGAAGAAGAAATGACACAATTTAAGGCACTCGCGGCATCATGGGCTAGATCATCAGTGGCCGGAATGTTAGCCGTCTATATGACAGGCAATACGAATCCAAAGGATTTAGCGATGGGGCTTATCGCTGGTCTTGTTCCAATGTTGGCACGCTGGGCTAATCCGAACGACATTTCTTTCGGTCGCCAGAAGTGAGCGTAGGCGAATGGACGGCGGTCGGTGGGCTTGTTCTTGCGGTGCTGACTGCCATCTATTCGTCAATGAGATTCATGGTGAAGTCGATCATGCGAGAGCTTTCACCGAATGGTGGCAACAGTCTCAAGGATCAGGTGTCTCGAATTGAGGCACGTTTAGATCAACTATTGCTGGAGATTGCTATCAAGAAATAGACACGCCGACGTCAATCTTGAAATTGTCGGCCATCGATGTCACTCTGTATCTGGGAGCATTCGACAAGGCTCCCACGGGAGCAAAAAATGACATCAGGTGAAATCGGTTTATTTTTGTTTATGTGTCTGGCCTGTATTCTTTGGTCGATTGTGAGCTACACAATGGGCTACAAAGAAGGCCACAAAGAAGGCTATCAACGCGGTCGAGCCGTAGGCCGTCACGCATCAGCTCAGGCGGTGGCTAAGTGAGCTTCTTAGATAATTATGAAGATGTAGCTGCACGCATTCAGCGATTCTGGGCTACCTATCCAACAGGCAAAATCCACACATCAATTATGGACGTCAATCTTGAAAAGGGCTACGTCCTAGTCGAGTGCCGTATCTATCGCAACTACGAAGATCAAGAGCCAGCAGGCATCGACTACGCATTCGGCAACGTGAACACCTATAACGTCCAGATGAAAAAATGGTTTATAGAAGATACATGCACGTCCGCGATAGGCCGTTGCGCAGGCCTAGTTTTAGGTACGGATAAGCGGCCTACGGTTCAAAATATGCAACAGGTAGAGCGAATCGATCCAAAGATTGTTCAAGATTCTGCCGTTGCCTATGACTACTGGAACACAAAGCACGGAGACGTGCCATCGTTTAAGACACGTG